ACAAAGGCGGCAATGTATCTCTGGAGTAGGAATGCAAAGAGGTTGAAATAAACATCATGGATAGAGACGGCAAGGCTGTAGCGGTTAATCTTGACTATGACGAAGTGCAGCGGTTAGCACTTACAATCGAGACATTACTACTAGCTATGAGGAACGCATAGGCTCAACTATAAGCCATTATCTCTAGTGGCTTATATGATGCGCCTAGCATCAACCAACCAACTAACCAACTAATAGGTGATGATATGGATACTAAAAAATTAGAAGCACAGATTGATGCAGTAGTCAACGGTCGCAAACAATCGGCCAAGGCTGTGCAGGAAGTTTTAATTGATTTATTATTGCACACCTACAGGCACGGGAACTACCCTATCGTTAACCGACTGTTGACCGGTGTCAAAAACACTAAGGACTATAAACCAGTTGCCAACTGGGTTGAAGCATTCATTCATCTTGAGATTGAGGATGGCGTAGCTACTGGCTGGAAAGGAGCGGAAGCAATAAAGGAAACTTATGCCACAGCCCGAACAACGGATTGGCAAACATTCAAACCTAAAAAAGAAGATAAACCGTTGGATGCTGGTAAGAGTCTAGCCAGCCTGACTAAACGCATCACTGACGCGCTAAAAACTGGCGAAGAATTGCCAATCCCATATAAAGAGCTGGAAGCATTGTTAGAATGCTATGGCTTCACGGTTAAGCTGCAAGCAGCCGAGGATTTACTAGCTGAAATTGTCGAGCAAGATAAAATGGAAGCTGCAGTCATGGGGGAATTGGAGGCAGCTTGACATGGGTTGGTAGGTGTGGGCTAGTCGGGAAACTGACTAGCCTTTTTTGTGGGCTGTAAAAACCTAGAACCTAAAACCTAAAACCTAAAACCTAAAACCTAAAATCTTTTTTTTAGCAATGCGATACGAGAGCTAGGAATAAGTGCTAGAAAATTTTAAGAGGTGTGCCATGTTTACAATTTGTGAATGTTGTGGTTCTGCAAATAATCTGCTAGTCATTGACGGTGAATGCTTGTGCCTTGATTGCCTAGAAAACGGTGAGTCTGTAACTTGTAACGACGAGGAGTAAGCTATGAAAACTACTGACATGATTCTAAGTGACTTAACCAACGACATGGTGGAAGACTTAATCTGGCGTTATGAGTTACAGATTAGACAAGCTACTAGACGAATGGAAGAAGCACAGACGATTGTAGAGAGCAAGCAAGCCCTACGCTTTGGCTTACAAGCTAAAACTAAGTTACTAACTCTTAGACGAGTGAGAGCTGCTTAACTAGCTTATAGTTAGTTATAAGCTAGCTTACATAATGGCTTATTGAAAGGAAGTGTAGTAGTTTTTCAATAAGCACTAGCCTGTGACTAGCTTAATACTTATTAAGTATGCTAATATACTTGTTTAGAGCATACTTTTCCTTTCTTTTCTTCTTCCTTTCGTAAACTTTTGTAACTAGCAGTGGTGTGAACCATAGGCTGGCTTGTCTGTGCCTGTGGAATGTGCATAGAAGCTCCTGTAAGGTTCTGTAAGAGCTTTTGTGTAGCTAGGCTAGGCGAAGGTATATGGGTGGGCTTAGAAACGCTTAGAGAGCGTTGTAGGAGGTTTTATGAGTGAGTTGCAATGGTTGGCTAGTGCCTACCACATAATCTTATTATCTGCTATGCTAGGAGCTATACTAGCTTATGAGAAGTCGGCTAGTTGGCCTTTCAACTTAGCTTTAGTGCCTGTTGGTGGATTGATTGGGACTATTGCTGGTGGGCTGATTGCTGCCTGTATGTTATCTATTAGAGTTTTATTTGGGTGGTGATTGCTATGGAAGATATGGAGATTATTAGTGTTAAGTGGGCGAAAGATGGTGGTGGAACTGTTCACGCTTTTCTACTTTGTAGCAATGGGAAGTGGTATTTAACTAAAGAATTAGAGATAGTTGGAGGTTGCCGTGTACGAGAAAGAACTTAGTGAGGTTCATGAACTCAGCCGTTTTGTATCACACAACCAAACCTGCTATATTGTGTATAACAATGACAGGAAGGTGTACTCACATTACTTTGTGTGTTATGGGAAGCTAAAATCGGTATACGAGATTAACACGCACATTGCCTTGAGTCTACAGAGAACTGGGTGGGATGGTACATACCAAAACTGGGAAGATTGGGTTAGAATGGTACTAACTAAGACTCACTTCCGTGACATACTGTTAACAACAGATGTTGAGAAGGTCATAAGAGATAAAGCATTAGTTGTCAAAACTAATGTTCCTAGCTGTGAATTGCTGTACAACCTAATCTTGCTAAGAGCTTACATTGAAAGACCATACTCATGCCAAGTAATTCTTGACCTTATTGAGCATGGTGTTGAACCAATGGTAGCCATTGCTTGTGGAAGTTTTTACAGGTATAGTGGGGATAAGCTTTGTCTCGATAAGCTTTTCCATGACCAGCAGATTGTCCATAGTGACGTAACTGTAGGTTGGGTGAAGAACTTATTGAGTAACGAGCATGTAAAGTGTACTAAATACTCTGACACAGGCTCTTACTCGATAGTGATGGGTTATTGGGACTACAACAGAAGGAAAGCAGGTTTAAAAACTACCCTGCTAACGGTACTACAGAGTGTCGAAAGTGGCCGTGTGGGTGGTTGGTATGAAAGTCCTTTCCCTGCGGTACGGAATGTTGTGCCGATTTTGTATGATTTTAATTCGGTGGTAGCTAAAGTTAAGGAGGTAGAAAGTGTTTGTAATCCTGCATAGTGTTACGGGTAAGAGTGCTAAGGCATTGTCTGAGTCGATGAATAAAGCAGGTTTACCCTGCAAGGTTCAAAGACCATACAAAGATGGTTATATTGGTGAGGATGGTGTTAAGTATATTAACCTTGGGTGTAGTAAGTTTATGCAATCAGGTGAATATGTATTGAACACACCACAAAGTGTATTGAATTGCGTGGATAAGCGAACAACATTCAAGTTGTTATCTGACATACCAACACCTAGATGGTGTGATAAGTGGGAAGATATTGGCGAGGATTGGGCTGGTGTAGTGGCTAGAGACATTGTTGGGGGTAATAATGGCGATGGACTTGAATACTACGACACCAAGGAGCAGGCGCCAAAAGGTCTTGAGTTGTACACAGAGACGCGCTACTGGAGTAGTGAGTTTCGTGTGATTGTATCCTTAGGTGGAGTGTTTGTCTACAAGAAGCTTCGTGACAAGGGTGGTGCTTGGGTATTTAACAAGCAAGTTAACAAAGAGTATGGTAAGATTGTAAAAACTTGCGTTGAAGCTGCTAGTAGGTTGGGTGTTGAGCATGCTGGGTTTGATGTACTAGCTCACAACCGCAACAAGTTCGTTGTTTTGGAAGCTAATAGCGGGTCTATACTACCAGAAGAAGTTATTAAACACATGGTTAGGAAGTTTAGGGGGTTGTTCTAATGTGTGGTATTGTTGGTGTAATTGGTGATGTTGGTGCAGCGGAGGCTAAGGTTTTTGAAACTTTGCTTAAGCTTGACGCCATTAGAGGGTTTGACAGTACAGGTGTTGTTTGCATAGATGGTGAAGGTAACACTGCCATACATAAAATAATGGGAGTACCACATGAGTGGTTGCGCAGTGAAGATTGGAGTAGCTTCAAGAAACCTAAGATGCGACTGTTGCTAGGTCATAATCGGTACGCGACTCAGGGGGTGGTCGACCTTAAGAATGCCCACCCATTTGTACACAACAAGATTGTTGGTGTGCATAACGGCACACTTATCAACCGAAAACAGTTGCTAGATAGTGGGAAATTTGAGGTAGATAGTGATAATATCTATCACCACATTAGTAAGAAAGGTTTGAAAGATTTTGTAGATAATAGTTCAAACGGTAGTTATTGCCTAGCTTGGGTTGATGGTCACACGAAGACCTTCAACATGCTAAGAAACTACCAAAGACCAATGTATATGGCTAGAGGTCTTGGTAAGTCTTGTACATTCTTTGCCTCTGAAGAATGGATGCTTGAGGTTGCCTTCGCTAAGAATTCGTACATTGGCGATGCACCTGCTGAGTTAGAAACTAATAAGTTATACCAAATCAAACTCGATGGAGTGGGTTTGGTCAATGGTGATTCACATGGACAAGAGTTTAAGTACACTTACAATTACACAAAACCACGAGCTGTAACTTTTAACACAACAACTGTTGTAGGGAAGCTTAGAAGTTTTTTCTACGCTGGCGAGGTGAAGAGTCAGCGTGGTGATTTTCTCTTCACCAATGGTAGTTGTAATGGTGCAACTGTTCGCGTAGTTTTTAAGGGCGAACATTCATTAAAGCGTAAGCTACTGAGTAGCAGCGCTACAACCGAATTTACTGGGTCTGTACTCCACATGATGAGGGTGAATGGTGTTAGTGTACCAGTTATTGATGGAGAAAGTATTGAAGCTAAACCGAAAGTTAGTGTGACTAAAATGGTTAGTGGTTTCCTAATGACAGAGCTGGAGTTCAACAGAGCTATCAGTGGTGGTTGTGCTTGGTGTACAGGCTATTGTGACTTTAACAAGCACAGCCACTTAGTTTTGTTTGACCAAGACAGGAAAGACTTCTTGTGTCATACCTGTAATACAAAAGAAAACCGTAAATTTTTTATTGCTAATGAGGAATGGGTATGAAAACTAAACTGAAACTTGGTTGTGACCCTGAAGTTTTCCTTCGTAAGAAGGGTCGTAAGACTTTCACCAGCGCTGTGGGGTTTAGTACAGGGACTAAGGAAGCACCTCAAAAACTTAAAAAAGGTGGTTTACAAGTAGATGGAATGGCTTTGGAATTTAATATAAAGCCAGCGACGACTAAAGACGCTTGGGTTGGTAATATAAAATCTGTAATGGATGAGATGAAAGAGTGGACAGGTTCTTACGATGTGGTAGCAACACCAACTGCACACTTCACCAAGAAGCACATGGAGGCACAACCAGAGTGTGCAACTGAGCTTGGGTGTAACCCAGACTTTAATGCTTGGCGTGATTCAAGGGCGAACCCAACCCCTAATGCAACTAATGTGAACTTCCGTACTGGTGCAGGTCATATACACTTTGGTTGGTGTGAGGGTGTAGACCCACACCATCCATTACACTTAGCCACTTGCGAACTCTTAGTTAAGAGTTTAGATGTAACACTAGGCTTTCTATGTACTAAGTTTGACAACGATGTTTTGCGCTCAAGTTTATATGGGAAGCCAGGAGCCTACCGACCAAAGTCCTACGGTTGTGAGTATAGAGTGCCAAGTAATGCTTGGCTTCGTGACGAGGCAACTATAGCTTGGGTGTATGATGTATGCAAAAGAGTGTTTCAGTTACTTTGTAGAGGTTATAGACTCAGTGGCAGCTTCAATGAATACGATGTTAATTATGTGTTTTCAAACAGAAACATATATAGTGATAGACACAGAAGGATGGAGTCTATTGTAAGAAAGTACAGCATACCACAACCACCATTGTAGAGGTCTTTATGTATGATTGTTCGGATTATGCATACAGGGATTTGTGCAACTCATTCATGTGGGTTAACAACTCTGTGTTGTTTATATGCGAAGTTAGTGAGGGATTCATGGCGACTGGTGTTAACAAGGATGGGGAGTTTGTTGATTTTAATGTTAACAATGTTTTACTAAGGACACCCACTGTTGGTTATACCATAGGTCGTTATGGGTATTATGAGTATTTAGTAAGGTTGAATAGAGTGCGTGGATGTTATAAGCGTGGTGTTTGCGCACACAACACTCCTGGACTACATGAATCAAACCGAGCATTGGTGTGTGAATCCTTAGAAAATACACCTATAACTAAGGACTACTTGGTTGAAGCACTACAAACTAGGGATTGTGTGGTTGGTGGTGTGTTCTTAGTTAAGATGGATGGCACAGTACACTACAAAGGGTGCGCTGTTGGTGTGTTTATAGAAGGTTCTTTCAAAATGAAGCGTGGTAAGAAATATCTGAAAGATTTAATTGAGGGTTTGCTGCTATGAGTGGTTTAGTTTGTATAAAAACAACTTGTAAAAAACAAACATTTGGTGTTGAGGTGGAGGTGGAGGGTCATAACATAGACAGTGTATATTGCTCTTTCTGGGATAAGGTTGTTGACCACTCACTAAGGGGTGAAAGTTGTGAGTTTGTACTCAAAGAAGCTAGTAGTATGTCCTACGCTAGTCGGGCTATACAGGCATTGAAAGAGCAATTAGTTAATGGCACTGCCTTACCATCCATAAGAACATCAGTCCACATTCATTTGAATGTCCAGCACATGACTTACTTGCAGATTATGAACATCATTACAGTGTACTTTGCACTTGAAAATGTGTTTATGAGCTGGTGTGGTGTAAAGAGGGAGGGTAATCCGTTTTGCCTACGCAACCAAGATTCCGAGGAGCAGTTACTAACACTTATCAGTAGTGCTAAGTCTCGTAACTTTAATAGATTGGAAAATGGCTTTAATCGTTATGCAAGTTTGAATTTGCAAGCCATCTTCTCTAAAGGTTCCTTAGAGTTTAGGGGTATGCCATTACCTACAGATTTAGATGACATACTAATTGGTATGGATGTCGTTCGTCGTATCAAAAAGTTTGCTAGGAAGTTTAAGAACCCAAAGGAGGTTGCTAAACAGTTAGCTAAAGGTCATGTACAATTCGCTAAGGATGCGTTTGGTGTGCATTACGACACATTTGATAACGGTCAGGTTGAACAGAATATGGCTACATGTAGTGTGTTTGTTAACGACTTAGCTTATTGTAGGGTATGGTAGCCCAATGTGATGCTAGAGCCGGTAATTTTTGCTAGAAAAATTTTCAACCAATTAGAGGTTTTGTTATATGAATAGTTGTTTCTTCTATGGTACTTTGAAGCGTGGTCACTATAATAATGAGCGTTTTTCAGGCAAGCTTAAGTTTGTTTGTACTGGCTTTGTGCATGGCCACACCCTAGTTAGTCAGAATGCTTGCTACCCACATGCCATTGAGTTGCCAGGCGGGGTTGTTACAGGTGAAGTATTTGACCTAGATGATGCCACCCTAGCTAGTATTAACTCAATGGAGTTTGGTGCTGGTTACAAGATTAAGAGTGTCTGTGTAAGAACTGAGCATGGCTTTATTGAGTGCTTAATGTACTACTCAGACGACCAAGAGTTGAAAAACTTACCAACATATAGTACGTTTTGAGGTGATTATGTTGAAAGTTAAAAAATTAGTTGACAAAGCTGTTGTTCCAGAGTATGCTACTCCAGGTGCAGCAGGTATGGACTTAGTTGCTACCAGTGTTGATTATAAAGTTAGTGGTACTTACGATGTGATACAGTATGTAGAGTATGGAACAGGACTAGCTTTTGAAATACCAGAAGGTTATGTTGGGTTACTGTTTCCACGGTCAAGTGTAAGCAACACTGATTTAATGCTAGCTAATAGTGTTGGTGTTATAGACTCTGACTATCGTGGGGAGGTGAAGCTTCGCTTTCGTGAGGTTGGTGTTTTAGGTTCAATTTATAAGGTTGGTGACCGTGTAGGTCAAATTGTGTTTGTACCATCCATAAACTTACCTGTAACTGTTGTGGGTACACTGAGTGACAGCGCTCGTGGTGAAGGTGGGTTTGGTAGCACAGGGGCTTGACGATGCAAACATACTTAGATTTGCTACAAGATGTAATGGATAATGGTGAGTATTTACAGAACAGGACTGGTGTTGCCGCTAAGTCAGTGTTTGGCAGACAACTTCGGTTTGACTTGTCGGAAGGCTTTCCTGCTGTAACGACTAAGAAGCTTGCTTTTCATGCTGTTAAAAGTGAGTTGCTGTGGATGCTGAGTGGTTCTTCTTGTGTAGATGATTTACGAGCTATACAATATGGCGAAGATAATCGCTATAACCCTGACAAACGAACTGTGTGGGACGATAACTACGAAGTGCAAGGTAGGGCATTAGGTTATACTGACGGGCAGCTAGGGCCTGTATACGGCGCACAATGGCGTGGTAGAGCAAACCACTTCACTGACCAGATTAGTGCAGCTATTGAACAAATCAAGTCTGGGTCAAACTCTCGTAGAATTATAGTGAGTAGTTGGGATGTTGCTAGTATTGACAGAATGGCACTGCCACCATGCCACTTAATGTTCCAATTTAAAGTGGTAAGGAATAAGCTATGTTGCCTAGTATATTTACGCTCCAATGATTTGTTCTTAGGTGCGCCTTTTAACATTGCGTCATACGCACTACTCACTCACATGGTTGCTCAAGTGTGTGAGTTAGAGGTTGGTGAGCTTATTTACACAATAGGGGATGCCCACATTTATGAAAACCATTTTGAAGTGGTTGAGAGGCAACTTAGTCGCACTCCACTAAACAAGCCTAAGTTAATGTTAAATGGTGTGGTTGATTGTATTGATGATTTCGTGGTGGAAGATATTAATTTAGTCCACTATGATTCTTATGGTGTGTTAAGTGCTAGTATGGTGGTGTAGCTGAGGGGCGAGAGATGAGCGAAGCGAAGAACGAGTCCAGTGGCGAAACCACGACCTCTAACAAATTGTTATGTTGCCCATTTTGCGGGCATAAGCCAGACATGAGTGATGGCGATACGTTGTACCCTGCTGGGATTTACTGGGTAAAAGACGACTCTATTGGCCGAGCGTATATTGGAAGACAGCATGATCGTTTTGCAGAAAACCCAACAGAGTGTTGGAAAATGAATTGTGTTGAGATTGCTGGTGGATGTGGGGCGAGCATAATCGGTGACAGCAAAGAAGATGCTGTTGCTAGGTGGCAACGCAGGGCAACCTAACGCCTGAGTTAAGCCGCGCTGCCACGCGGAAACTGAAATACAGAACCGCTACGTGGCAGCGGCGGCTCGAACGATTTATTAGGGCGCAAACGCCCGGAGGAGAAAACTATGAAAGACGCGATTCGCTACACGATCACCATTGAAGCAACGGTGCAGCGAGAGGAAGCCGCAGGGAGAGAATGGAAGCCAGTAAGCAACGAACCCGGCGCAAAGATGGATTACACCCCGCAGATCACTAAGGTGATTGAGCGAGAGATTGAAGTCTATAAGCAGGAGGTGGACACCCTTGATATGAACGCAGTTATTGGTGTGATCAATGGACTACCGACGACCAACGGGGTGGCTTGCCCTGAGTGCGGGCACTGCTTTGAGGTGTGCTGCCAATACTGACTGCTAACGATTGAGTTAAGCGGCCCGCGCTTTGCGTTGGCCAGATGCGCGGACTTGCAAGGGTCCGCTTGAATGATGTGTTAGGCCTTGGTGGCAGGAGAGGAAACCGTGAAAGAAAAACGAACTCGTGTGAGTACGTCCATGGTGCGCTTGATTTGCGAAAAGTGTGAAGGCGGAGAGATGAAGCCAACGGGAATTTGCCTGACATCGAATCCACCTCAATACCCGCATAGATGCGACAAGTGCGGTCACGAAGAGACGGTGCGCGGAGGCAGGACTTACCCTCGCATCAAGCACGAAGAAGAGGCCTAACACCGGAATTGACGGGCGCGTAGCGGCGGTCAGGTTGATTGAATTGTTATGCGGCATTTTTCCTACGGAGGACTTATGACAGAAGAAGAATGGCAGGACGAGGTAAGAAGGCGCGATGAAATTATTGATGCCAACAAAGGCATTGAACTTGATTTTCTTTATGCCGATGCCAAGTTGCAGGCGATTAAGTGCATTATCGAAAGTTCTGCAAGCGAAAGAGAAAAACTGAAAATGGCTAGAGCGTTGATTATTTACGCATGACGCATAACCTTGCCATAAGCGGCGAGTGAAACGAGTCCGATTCATGGCGTTGTTATACGCCGAGGAGATATTATGAATATAAGGCAATTATTGAAAAAGTTGAAAACCGCATCTGGAGATGAAGCTATTGATGCAGTGGAAGTTTTGCAATCGGGCAGAATTGAAAAGGACGATTTTGAAGCGTGGTGGTATGGATGTGGGAGCGGTCTTGCTCCGATGGATGGAGAAGATAGAGAGACACATTGCCACAGAGTTTGTGCAGAGTTCTACGTGCATATGACTAAAGGCGTATAACGCCCGAGCTAACGGGCAGCCGCCAGAAGTGACAGAGCAAATGAACCATGCTGAACGGCTGTCCCGTTGAGCGAATTGTTAGGTTTTGGAGGAAAAGCATGGGAACAGCAACAGGCAACACGATACGACAATTGCGAAGCACCGGACGCGGCAGCGACCACTACGGAGGGTGCGACCAATGCGGTAAGCACATGAGCGAATGCTTTGTGAGCCAAGTGAAGCGGGAGTATCGCCGCGACGACGGAACACTGTATTACGGCTCTGTAGGTGGTGGGGCATACGGACACAGGGAGTGCCTTGAGAAATACTTTGGGCCTCATGTTGAGAAACCTAACATGATTTATACGTCAAATGTTTTGACTGGGGTTTAAATATGGGTAAGTGTGTATTAAAGATTAGTCACGATGATTGTGGGTCTAGCGATGGCTTACAAGTGTTTGCACAAGATGACGGCTCGCTAGATGGCTTCTGTTACGCTTGCAGTACGTTTGTATCCAACCCCCTTGGTGATGGTAAAAGGTTGTCTGATATACCACCTGAGCAACGTCTGTGTAAGTCTGACGAAGAGGTTCGAGAGGAGTTAGATGACATAGCTTCCTGTACAACTGTTGACTTACCTACGCGAAGGTTAAGAGCTAATGTACTTGAACAGTTTGGTGTTAAGGTTGGTGTGTCTAGTAGAGATGGTAAGACTCCAACTGTAGTGTTCTTCCCTTACTATAAGGACGGAGTGCTTACAGGTTATAAAGCTCGTTCACTAGAGGCTAAAAGGTTTTGGGCTGTTGGTAGTATTAAAGATGCTGACTTGTTTGGTTGGGAACAAGCTAAACAGTCAGGAGCTTCGCGCCTAATCATTACTGAGGGCGAGTTTGATGCTTGTGCCTTAACCAAAGTGTTTGAGTTGTACGAAGAGGAGAAGTATAAACATACAATACCTGCTGTAGTAAGCTTACCATCAGGTGTGAGTAGTGTTGAGAAGGTGTTAGGTAAGCACTTGCAAGATATTAACAGGTTGTTTAGAGATGTTAGCTTCTCTTTTGACGATGATGAGTCAGGCCGTGAGGCTCTTGTAAAGGCTTGTGCCTTGCTACCACTAGCCACAACTATTAATCTCCCACTTAAAGATGCTAACGAGTGTTTGATTAAAGGTAAAGGTAAAGAGGCTTATCAAGCAGCTAAGTGGAAAGCTGTTGTACCTAAGAACTCCCGCCTAATATCACTAGACTCTGTTTGGGAGTCAGCTAAAGAGCCAGCTAAATTTGGTGTTAGTTGGCCTTGGAAGCACATTACAGAGGTTACGAGAGGCATTAGGACTGGTGAGACAATTTACATAGGTGCTGCTCAGAAGATGGGTAAGTCTGAGGTTGTTAACTCGCTAGCTGACCACTTGGTTCGTGAACATAACTGGAAGATTCTGTTAGCTAAACCAGAGGAGTCTAACGCTAAGACAGCTAAGCTACTTGCAGGCAAGGCTGTACAAGCTAGGTTCCACGACCCACGAGTTGAGTTTGACCTAGAGAAGTTTGAAAAAGCTGGTGAGATGTTGCTTGGTGATAAGATTTATATGCTTAACTTATATCAGCATTTAGGTTGGTCATCACTGAAGACAGATATTATAGTAGCTTCTCAGTTAGGTGTTAAGGCTGTGTTCATTGACCCAATCACTAACCTAACGAATGGTATGAACTCTGCCGAAGCTAACACTAAATTGCAAGAGATCGCACAAGACTTAGCAGCTATGGCTAAAGACCTAGACATTGTAATCTTCATCTTCTGTCACCTTCGTAACCCTGAGAGTGGGTTAGACCACACAAGAGGTGGTAAGGTTTTAACCTCTCAGTTTGCTGGTAGTAGGGCTATGGGTAGGTCTTGTAATTATATGTTTGGTATTGAAGGTAACAAAGACCCAGAGCTTCCAGAAGACCAACGTAACATCCGACACTTAGTTCTACTGGATGATCGTGAGTATGGTGAGTCTGGTAGTTTTAGTTTATATTGGGATAAGGATACAACAATGTTTAATGAGGTTGTGGTATGACACGAGATGAGTTGATTAGTGAGCATTACCAAATGCACTATGGCAGTTTGATTAAGTTCTTCTCTTACAGGCATTACGGTAATGAGCAGGATGCTGAGGATATTGTACAAGAAGCTTACGCTCGTGCCTTAAAGTATTTTGATTCTTACGATGCAGAAAGAACGAAGTTCACCACTTGGTTTGGTAAGATTATTGTCAACTGTGAGCGTGACTTATTGAGAGCTAGGTTGCGTAATGGTTCAACTGAAGAGTTCGACGAAGAGTTGTATGACCCAGTGTTTGAAGACCACGCATTGCGACAGGATTTTATGAATATTCGTGGTCATATTGACAGATGCAAACAAGGGGTCAGAGAAGTCTTAACTCTATACTACATTTATCAATATAGCCTAAGCGATATTGCCTCTTTACTTCCCATGTTTAAGTATAAGCAGATTGATAATATGGTTAAGGACTTTCGTAATAGAGTGATTAAGAAACTTAGTTGAGGTTGGTATGCGTAAACCATATAAAAACGGGTCAAGCCATATTGTACTTATTGTTGACTGTGGTATATTAGGGGATCAAGAATTAACAGTTTACTATGACTGGGAGACAGGTTCTCCTGGCGGTTTTGATGAACCACCTACACACCCAGACCTAAGTGTTACGTCAGTAACTATCTACGGCTCCGAGGTTAACTTGTGCGACAGTGCTTTAGACGAGATTACAGATTATGTTAAAGAGGAGGTTAACTTTTGAAGGTGTTAATTGGTTGTGAGTGTGCTAGGGAGCTGAATAGTGGTATGGGATTGTAAGCATTCTCCGTATGTTCGACATCGCTTGATACAGTAACCAGCACTCAGTTTTTGGTTAGAGGTTATTATGAAGATTAGTGTGTTTGACTTAGAGTGTGACGGGTTTAACCCAACTAAAATACATGTGCTAAGTCACTATACTGATGGTGTTATGGAAAGCACAGATGACTATAATAAAATGCGTTCTTGGATGAATGAGACGCAGGTAATGGTCGCACATAATTGTGTAAGGTTTGACCTACCTGTCCTGAGACGCTTATTGGGTGTTGATACAAAATGCAAAGTTGTTGACACACTTGCCTTGTCGTGGTACTTATTCCCTCAACGAGTAAAGCATGGTCTTGAAAGTTGGGGCGAAGATTTTGGTATTAAGAAACCTATTGTAGAGGATTGGGCTACACTATCTTACGAAGAGTATAAGCATCGTTGTGAAGAAGATGTTAAGATTAACGTAAGGTTGTGGAAGAGGTGTTGGGAGTTTTTGATTAGGTTGTATGGTACTGAGGAAGAAGCTTGGAAGCTTGTAGACTACTTGATGTTTAAGATGGAGTGTGCAGCTAAGCAAGAGTCTGTCAAATGGAAGCTTGATGTAAGCAGAGCTACAAACTTGTTACAAACACTAGAGCTTGTCAAAGAGGAGCGCATAGCTGGTCTAACTGCGGTTATGCCAAAAGTACCTGTGTACAAGGTTGTTAATAAGCCCAAGAAGTTGTATAAGGTTAATGGTAAACTAACCACCACTGGAGAGAGTTGGTTCAACCTGTTAGAAGATTTAGGGTTAAGTAAGTTACACGAAGAGTCTATACAGTTGGTCGCTAAGTATGATGAACCAAACCCAAACTCTACAAAGCAAGTTAAGGATTGGCTATATAACCTAGGATGGGTCCCTGAAACATTCACATACAACCGTGACAAGCTCACTGGTGAGGTGTCAACAATACCACAGGTTAACGTGAAGGGTTCTGGTGTTTGTGATAGCGTTAAAAAGTTGTACGATAAAGAGCCTAACCTAGAGTTATTAGATGGGTTAGCTATTGTCTCACACAGGATTGGTGTTGTTAGAGGTTTCTTGTCTAATGTAGATGAGGGAGGTTATTTACAAGCTAGTGTTGAGGGGTTGACGAATACACTGAGGTTTAAGCACTCTGTAATTGTTAACTTGCCAGGTGTTGACAAGCCTTATGGCGAAGACATTCGTGGTTGCCTCATTACACCAGAGGGTTACGAGTTAGTTGGTTCTGATATGTCCTCACTAGAAGATAGGACTAAGCAACATTATATGTGGGACTATGACCCAGAGTATGTAAGGGAGATGATGACTCCTGACTTTGACCCACACATTGACTTGGCGTTGTTTGCTAATGCATTAACAAAAGAGCAAGCTGATGATTTTAAATCTGGTAATCACACTAAGGAGGTTAAGTCTGTTCGACATGTATACAAGCAAGTGAACTATGCCTGCGTGTACGGGGCTGGAGGGGCCACTGTAGGCAGGGCCGCTGGCGTAGGTAAGGATGCTGGAGAACGTCTCGTAGAGGCTTACTGGAAGCGTAATTGGTCGGTTAAATCTGTAGCTGAGGCTCAACGAGTTAAGACAGTGTTTGGGCAGATGTGGTTGTACAACCCAGTGTCTAAGTTCTGGTATAGCTTACGAGCTGAGAAGGATAGGTTTTCAACACTTAATCAAGGTACGGGTGTCTATTGCTTTGACACATGGTTGAAGCATGTTTATAATGGTGGTATGCCTATTTGTGGGCAGTTCCATGACGAGTTTATTGGTATTATCAAGCTCGGCCTTCGTGAGAGGGCCGTTAATCACATTAACGAAGCCATGAGGTTAACTAATGAAGAGTTGAAGTTAAACAGAGAGTTAGGTTGTTCTATACAGTTTGGTTGCAATTATTCGGAGATACATTAATATGTCACTCAATATTAAAGAAATGAAAAGTAGTGGTGGAAGTTCTAATCGTGCTGAGCCACTAGAGCCTGGTTCATATCCAGCTCGTGTTGTACAAATCATTGACCTTGGTGTGCAAGCAAGTCCACCAAACAGTGCCTACCCTAAACCACCACAACACATGATTAGTGTAACCTATGAGTTGTGTGATGAGTTCTTGAAGGATGAAGCTGGCGAGGATTTGAAAGATAAACCTCGTTGGGTTAGTGAAGACTTTAACCTAATGCCTCTTGACAAGGACTTGGCTACCTCCACTAAGCGTTATAAAGCACTAGACCCTAATGACACTTGTGACGGAGACATCACTCGGTTAATTGGTTGCTGTGGTATGGTTAGTATTGTGCAACGCAAGTCTCGTGACGGTTTGAAAGTGTATAACAATGTAGCTGGTGTTGCACCAGTACGAGCTAAGGCCGCAGCAACAATGCCTGAGTTGGTTAATGGCGGTAAGGTGTTTGTTTTGTCTGAGCCAGACTTGGATGTGTTTAACTCTCTACCAGACTTCTTGAAAGAGAAGATTAAAGGTAATTTGAAGTATCAGGGCAGTCCATTGCAGCGTTTGTTAGAAGGTGGGCAAGCTCCTATTAAAGAGTCAGCAACCAATGTTGTTGCTGAAACACAAGACGATGATGATAGTTGGGGTTAATAGATGAGTAAATTAGTAGAGGTTGGTCAGTTTTACAAAGTTGCTAAGGATGACTTCAAGGAGGAGTTTGGCATTGGTAAGGGTGTTGTAGTGCTTGCTGTTGGTGAGGGTCTCTTCCCCATTAGTGAGACAGACCCATACCTGCGACGAGTGTACTTTGCCATTACACCTTTCGACAATGGCACTTTAGACCTTAACGAGAAGCCCATTGTAGTAGCTGCTGAAAGTTTAGAGTTCTTGTCTGACAAAGAGCAAGAAGACTTACAAGCTATGCTTAAGGTGTTCGAGGATAGCTTACCTCAATGAAATGCTTAATCGACGCTGACATACTGGCTTACGAGGTTAGCAGCTCTGGGACTTATAAAGACCAAGACACAGGGGAGACTGTTGTTAAAGACTTTGAGCGAGTTGCAGAGTTGTTCGATCAACGTATTAAAGAGATTGAAGGGGAGTGTTGGGCTACTGAGCCTAGCACCCTCTACTTAACAGGAGATAATACGCTTGGTAAATCAATTAATCGGAGGTTAAAGTACAGTGGTGAGGAGGAGGTCGTGTTTAAGAAGAACTTCCGTGAATCTGTGGCGTGGTCGAAACCGTATAAGGGTCAACGCAAGGAGGAGAAACCTTTCCACTTCCACAACTTACGAGAGTACATGCTTGACAATTACCACGTCCTCATATCCAACGGAGTTGAAGCTGACGACCTAATTGCTGCGGAGTTAGTTAAAGCTGGTGATAAGCTTGATGTGATTTGTTGCTCTCGTGATAAAGACTTGCGTACTATTGGTGGTATGCACTTCGGCTGGCCTTGTGGCCTACAACCGCAGTTTGGGCCTGAGCGCATTACAGAGTTTGGTTATTTGGAGTTAGACTTAGAGGGTAAGAAGTTGAAAGGTGGTGGTCAAGCTTTCTTGTATGCACAAATGTTAACTGGTGATAGGGTGGATAACATCCCTGGGCTAAAGAACTATGGCAAGAAGAAGGCTTACAACGCACTTAAAAACTGTGTGTCCTTAGAAGACTTGGAAGTCTCAGTGAAGAATCTGTACATCGAAGCTTATGGCGATAAGTATAAGTTCTACTATGATGAACAGTTGACATTACTAAGTTTATTAAAAGAGTTACCAGAGGGTAGTTATTATGAAGTTCAACCCGACTTTATACAAAGCTAATTGTTGTGGAGATATTTTCTACAGCCGTTACCCAGGTGAGTTTAGGCATTGTGATTGTAAGCAATCTGCTGTTGACGAGACGGAGTTTTATGCTAGGTTATTTGGAAGTTTAACCCCTGTTGGACGATTATATGAGGTGAGTGACGATGAGAGGAGAGTTAGTAAAGAACGATGGGACATGGACACAGGCGAAGTTTAACAGTTTTATTAAGAACAACCTTCGTGCAGCAACTAGGAAGTGGGGGCCAATACAAAACTGTGTGAAAAGGGCTAGACGTAGTAGAGGTTTATATGAATGCGCCTCTTGTAACAATCTTGTACCAGCATCAATACTTTGTCAGGAGACACGTAAACGTAAGAAGAATATTATTGCTGACCACATTGACCCTATAGTAGACCCTGCTGTTGGTTTTACAACTTGGGATTCTGTGATTGAACGGATGTTCTGTGACTCTAGTAACTTGCAAGCATTGTGTGGTAAGTGCCACAAAGAGAAGTCACAGGAAGAAATTAACACTGCAAAAGAACGTAGACTTAATCAAAAACTAGGAGCTTTAGAATGATGGCATTGACAACTTTTAATGATGTAGAAGATCGTACACTACGTGCTTGGAATCGCTTTATGGTCTTCTTTAATACAATTAACAACGTGAATAACGATGCTGCTAAGAATTACCTCAAGCAGTTTTCTAATGAAGATAAGCTTGACCTTCAGCAAGTTTTGAAAGCTATGAAGCAACATGGTTTTGAAGGTTTGAAGGCAATGATTAGTCGAGGTGCTTATGAAGTTAAGTGAAGCTGACCGTTTTAACGAAGGTAAGCCACAGTTGTCTTACATCCTTGGTGGCTCTAGCGCTCTAGCTGGCATGGCTAGGGTGTTGGAGTTTGGTGGCAATAAGTATGGACGTAATAATTGGAAGAAGGGTTTGACATATAACACTTGTGTAGATAGTTTGTTGCGTCATTTAACAGCTTTCCAGAATGGTGAGGATTTTGACGCTGAGAGTGGGTTACCGCATGTAGACCACATCCAATGCAATGCCCTGTTCTTATCTGAGATGTTTCATACAAGACCTGACATGGATGACAGAGAGCAATTTGCTTGCGATGATTGTGATTGTGAACCAGAGGATTTTCCAGTGGTACCTTTACAACTCTGGTTTACGTTTGAAGATGAGGAGGGTGTTGATGATTGACCAACCCAAGGTTCTTTTCCTAGATATTGAGACAGCCCCCAAAGTTGCTTATGTTTGGGAGTTCTTTAAGCAGAATGTTTCACCCTCACAGGTGGTCAGTCATGGCCACCTCCTTTGTGCAGCGTGGAAGTGGTTGGGTGATGAGGAAGTTAGCTTTGAACGAACAAGTCTTTTTAACATAGAAGATGACCGCAAGTTAGTCTTATGTCTACGAAACTTACTTGATGAGTGTCACTTAGTTGTAGCACACAATGCACGTAAGTTTGATCTTCCAATGATTAATGCACGTTGTTTGGTATATGGTATTGCCCCACCATCTCCGTATAAAGTTGTAGATACACTAGCTGTTGCCAAGAAAAACTTTCGCTTCCCTTCAAATAAGCTTGAGTATTTAGCAACTGTGTTAGGGTGTGGTGAAAAGTTGTTGCACAATAACTATCCAGGCTTCTCCTTGTGGAAGGAGTGTATGGATGGTAACTTGTTTGCATGGAATGATATGCGCAGGTATAACATGAACGATGTTACTGTGCTTGAAGCTTTATATAACAAAATGCGTGGTTGGGTTGACGTACACCCAAACATTCCAGCAACTACTGGTGATAAGGGGTTGGCTTGTCCTAAGTGTGGTAGTCACCACATACAGAAGCGAGGGTTTACTACGACATTACTTGGCTCGTACCAACGATATGTTTGTAACGATTGTCGTGGTTGGAGTCGCAGTCGTAAGAAAGAGCCAGCCAGCACGAGTGTTTTATTAACTAATGAGAAGAGTGGTTAAGTTCTATGCAGTTTAGAAATAACTTAGGTGAGACAATCTTTAAGCAGAAGTATGCTAACTTTACTGACCAAACTTGGTCTGATAAAGCTAGACAACTGTCTGAAATTACACGAGTAGCAGAGGACTTCAAGCTTGAGGGGGATGTCCTCTCTGCTATTAATGATATGAAGTTTATTCCAGGTGGGAGGTATTTATATTATGCGGGCCGAGGAGCTAAGTTTTATAATAATTGTTTTATATTTAAGAGTCAAGAAGATAGTCGGGAGAGTTGGGCAGAGCTTATGTCTGATATTACCTCTTGCCTTATGGCTGGTGGTGGGATTGGGAATGATTATTCTATTTTCCGTCCTCATGGCTCCATACTTGGTCGAACTGGTGGCGAAGCATCTGGCCCAATACCGTTAATGGAGATGGTTAACGAAGCTGGTCGTAATGTTATGCAAGGTGGCTCACGCCGCAGTGCCATGTACGCTAGTTTAAATTGGAGTCATGGTGACATTGAGCGCTTCTTACACATTAAAGATTGGGAAGATCAGTTTATTACTGGCGCATTTGATAAGGATGGCAACCCACTTACAGTTAAGGCTGCTAAAGAAGCTGACTTCAACTATCGCGCTCCGCTAGATATGACAAACATCTCTGTTAACTATGACGATAATTGGTTAGAGTATACTTGGGGTGTTAGGGAGAAGGTTAAGTGTGGTGTGGGTAAACCTAAGCTTCACCCAACATTCTTGCACAATGTTAGGCAAGCTATGAAGAATGGTGAACCTGGTTTTAGTTTCAATTTCAATGAGCAAGAGTGTGAAACTGGTCGTAATGCTTGTACAGAGGTTACAAGCAGTGACGATGGTGACGTGTGTAACCTTGGCTCGGTTAATATGAGTCGCATTGACACTATTGAAGAGTTTGCAAAGGTTGTCGCTTTAGGTACTAAGTTCTTGTTGTGTGGTACTATCGAGGGTGAGCTACCTACAGAGAAGATTCACGCAATACGTACAAAAAATCGTCGCTTAGGTTTAGGCTTGATGGGTGTACACGAATGGTTGTTGCAACGTGGTTATCGCTACGAAGTTGTACCAGAGTTGCATGAATGGCTTGCTGTATATCGTGATGTATCAAATAAAGTTGCAAGAGAGTTTGCAGACAAGCTAGGGGTTAGTCGTCCAATAGCTGTACGAAGTATTGCACCAACAGGTACTATCGGCATTTTGGCTGGAACAACGACTGGCATCGAGCCTGTGTTTGCTGTTGCATATAAACGCCGTTACTTACAAGGCGGTTCAACATGGCTCTATCAGCTCTGTATCGACTCTACAGCGAAGGCAGTGATTGAGGCGACTGGTTGTGACCCTGACAAAATAGAGACGGCCTACGACCTTTCTAAAGACCCTGAGAGACGTATCAAGTTTCAAGCTGATGTTCAGGACTATGTGGATATGGCTATAAGTTCTACGTTAAACTTACCACCTTGGGGTTCAGAGGTGAACTGTGAAGAGCGTGTAGTTGACTTCGCTAACATTGTAGCTAAGTATGCACATAAGCTTCGTGGCTTAACCTTCTACCCAGATGGTAGTCGTGGAGGTCAACCAATAACTTCTATACCTTATAATGAAGCTGTTGGTATGGAAGGTGTGGTATTCGAGGAGAACGATGGTTGTAAGGGTGGTGTGTGTGGGTTGTAGGGGTGTAGTAACTTACTTATCCTGCCTTGTGCTTTTAGCAGTATCACCTGCTGTTGTCTTGCCTTGTCTACTTATATCAACTTTATATATAGTGTTTAAATAAAAAAAGCCCCTACAACTGGCAACTGTAGGGGCTTAATTTATTTATAGCTTATTGTAAATCTTTCATACGACCTTTTTTATAAGGCCTAACCTCCATAGAGCCAGTCCTATTAAAGTTGTCAACAAGGTCTTGTTGGTAACGAGTGGCATCCTCCTCAATCATTTCTTGAGAAGCTCCCTTCCTCTTCATAATAGCAGCTCGCTCTTCAAGCTCACTCTCTAAGTCCGGTCTAAGTAGCTTCAAATCCTCTACACTAATTTGACTTAGTTGCTCCTCTTGTGAAGGTGTAACATCCTCCACCTTAGATTGGTTAGCTTCCTCATTAAGCAACTCTACATCTAAGTTGTCTTTAGCTTGACCTTTTCGCTGTTCAGACTCAAAGTTGTTAACTCTTTTAATCCACTCTGGTGAAGCGTTGTTATTCTTATCAAACAAGGCCACTGCTTGCTCTGGGTTTTTAGAAGTAGCAGCAAACTGTCTTCGCTCTCTGACGTAAGTTGTTAGAGGGTCTGTTCCACGGTAGTCAATGTGTGGATTATGGTTTGCATTACTTGCACCATATAGCTGCTCTTGGAAGGCAGCAGTTGTTCCAGCGAAGTCATTACTATTGTTTAATGTGGCTTGCGCTCTGATAAGTTGTGTAAGCTTAGCAGCTTTATCACGGTTGAGGTCAGTGAGGTACTTGTTAACCTCTTCATAACGCTCAGGTGACAAGCTTGACTTAGGTGTAAACTTAACACCACCATCTTGCCATAAGAAGTTAATCTGCTCAGCCAGTGGCTTACCACCTAAATCCTTTGTTAAGGTCTCCCTCAACCCATTGAAGATTGGGGTTGAGTAAGATTTACGTATGACGTAGTTGGCACGCTGTCTTGACTCTTCAGAGAATTTAGGTTGATTCTTAACCATCCAATTACCAACATCCTCTCTCGAAAAGAATTTGAGTGATTCTTGAATTGCTACTGGGTCTGTTGGAGTTCCATCTTCAGGTGGCTTAAGGCCTGTAAGAATTGTACCTAGTGTCTGGTATATATCCCTATTGGCTTGCTCTGAACTTTGTGGGTCATAAGCTTGGGCATCCTTAATCATTTTCAATGTGTTTGAATAGATTGGTGAAGCATTCTTACGAGCATCTATGGTAAACAAGCTCTTCATATTCTTGGTGCCATCTTGATTAAAAGAGTTGTCACCAGTGAGTAGGTTTAGTGTACTTTCAAATGAGGCAGCGCGTGTGGCAGCATTATCGCCCAACATCTTACGTGCAACAGCTAGGTTAATTAACTCCTCACCTTCTGGCCCTCTATAAATATTGTAAGTCTTACGTGCATTAGCTTCATTTACAGCATTCTCCATGTAAGATATACCATCTTTGTTTAAGATGGAGGCTCTAGCTGCGTCAATAGATGATGTGAGGCGTGCTAGTTGTGTTGTCCTGTCATCAGCAGGTAATAGCGCCACTCCACCTAAGCCATTCAACGTATCATGGTACCTGTTAGTGACATCCACTTTCATTCTCTCTAACTGGGGCAGTAAGTCCATTAGATACTGTTCTTTATTAGTGGCGTTTTTAGCGCCAGCTATTAGGCCTTCAACTTGTCTATCTACGGATGGAGCTAAATCAAGAACAAGTGCGTTTGAAGAGTATTTCATTTCATACTGCTGAACCTGTTGGGCACGTTGCAATTTCTTGACGTTCACATCAGCTTCAAAGTCCTCAAACTCCATCTGACTTTTAGCCGCACTGATTTGAGAGTTAGTGTACGCCAGCTTATCAGAAGCAGTTTTAAGTATCTGTGCATTGCCATTTATAGACCTGACTTGTTGTACAGCAATATCAATTACATTAGGGTCTTGCTCATCCTGGCTTAGTAAATTGGAGCCAAGAGCTGCTTGATAATCTTTATTATACTGATCACGCGCAGCTTTAACACCTTCATCCTCATCACCAAAGCCATAGGTGTTGTTCACGCCAGTAACAAGTTTATCAAAATCCTCAGCCATACTAGGGTTCTCAGCAATGTATCGGTTGATTACATCATGCTGCGATAGGCGAAGCTGCCTCTTATCAATACCTCCCTTCATACGAGAGGACTTCTCAAGCTTTATTAAGTCTTGCCTAGCTCTGAATAAATTAGTATTCTTAATGTCATCCTGATCACTCGTAGCCATCTTCTCTACAACTTTAGCTACAAGCGGTTCAGCATATTGCAAACCAGCTATGGCGGTTGATTTAGAGTTGTTATCTACACCCTCAAAAGAGGTGGCCGCAGATTCCTGCAAGCCAATCTCTTGATTATCAAAAATATCTCTACGCTGTTCAGCCATTTACAAAGCCCCAATTACTGTTCATCTTGTTGTTTACCTTCATTGTATTGTTTCCAACGCTCAAGAGCTTTAATAACATTGTCATAATCTCTTGGTCGTTGCTCTTCTGGAAGTAAGTGCATACGAGAAATAACCTCGTCAATACCAACAGTGTTTATCTTTCCATACAAATCTACTAAAGGTGAGAGTTTGTTTTGAGAAGCAGCCCTGTCTGACAACTTATTCCACTCCTCAAGAAACTCTGGCGTACCCCCAAAGACTGAATAACCAATAGCAAACCCTTGTTTAATAGATTCTGAATCACCAGCATTCTGTCCGTGTAAAGCTAGCTGACGTAGAAAGTTATCATGCAAATGCTTAATATCCTTCTTATAGCTAGAATCTCCGTAGTCAAGCGTATTTAATGCAGCTAACTTAACTTCATCCATCGAACGAATGCCAAGCACTTGTCCAACAACGGAGTACCAATCAGCAACGTAATCCTTAGTAGCACCTTTAGCTGACATACTCTGCCCTACTTTATACATGTAAGCAGCTTTGTAAGCATTAGAGAAGCCAGAGGACATTAAGTTACCAAAGGCTAAACCAACAGTCTTCAGTGAAGCTGGTTGTAACTCCTCAGAAGGTACAATCCACTGCTTAACTTCTCTTAAGAAAGTAATAGCTTTTGGGTTACCACCAAAGAACAGACTACCAGATGGACTCTCTGCCATCATAGTCAAGAAGTCATCCTTAACTAGAGAGGTTACAAACTCACCTAATGAGTTGTTAAATGGTGAAATGCTACCACTAATATCTAAACGAGTGTTAGTATCAAAGGCTGAGTGTATAGCACTGTTAATGGCATACGACATAAAACCCTCAGTCACCAAATTACGCAACTCTTCATCTTCTGGTAAGTATGGTTCAACGCCACTCTCATACATTGATTGAGCTGGAAAACCAAACAAAGCTGCGTTAACCAATGCCAGCCTAGCTTTTTGACCCTTAGTTAAGTGTTGATTAAACGTCATGTTAGAGAGCATCTTATGCCCAATCTGTAAGAACTGAGCTGGAAGTGAGAATATATTCTGGTTGTATGGTAAGTCACCAGCAGCATTCATATTACCTGTCAAGTTACGAGCATTACCAGAAATCTCAGACAACACCCTTGCATCACTAAGGCTTTTACCCTCACGCTTCGCTAAATCAGCAAATGCTAAGTAGTGCGTTAACATATTAAAGCGTTCGCCAGCATCCATACCTACTACACGAGCATAGTGAGGTATTGCAGAGACAGTCTTCTTAACTGCACCTAAAGCTCTGAACTCCTCAGCATCGTACATAACACCACGTACAAGGTTGTTCTTGTCAACCGCTGCTAATAAACCAGATTGCTCTAAACCTTTAAACACCTCGTCAAACTCTTCCTGCGTCCAGCCACTAGCTTTTAGCTCTGCCTTAGTAGGGGCACCACCAGCAAACTTCCTCATCATTGTGAGAATTTGTGGAGCTGATTTAGCTACAGTCCATTGAGGGTTGGCTATAGCAGCTAGTTGTATAGTTTGGACAGACTGTACCAAAACTTGACGTAATGGGTTCATAAACAACATTGTGGTTGCTGTTAGCGTTCTTAAAGCCGCTAACGGCCCCCTCATGTCACCAATGCCACGGAACACCTTCTCACCAAAAGAGGTTGTCGGTGCAATTACATCAGCTATAACATTCATCAAACCTTTGAAGCCAGCGTCTAAGTGGTTAATGTAACCATCCTCGATTGAACGGATGTAATTAAAAGCTGATCTAGCAGCAGCCACCTCTTTAACATTAGTCAACTCTGGTGTACGCTGTCTAATATCAGAACCCTTGCTTGGGTACATAGGTTGGTGAGTGATTGGGTGTTTCTCTAAGAAATCCCCATAGTTTCGGATAAACCTTTCTTTAGAAGTTTCAATCCAATCCTTTGCATTTACATGCTGAGAGATTGATCGTATACTTGTCAGCATAGATTGCATTGGGTTAGTCGTACTTGCCATTTCAAACTGAAGGTCACCCCCTAGCGTCTCAAGAGGTTTCTCTCCACGCATACGTTGAGTTGAACGACCAGTAGCCATATCAAGCTCTGCTAAAGCCCTCTCATGTCCAGGAGTGCCTTTTAAATCCCTACCAACAACATACTCTTCACCTGAAAACTTCTTGTTAAACTGCTCCCTTAGTGCATTGGCACTCTTCATAGAATCAGCAGTACCAACAGCTCTCCAATGTACATGCTCACCTTTGTCATTCTTAACAGACTGCCTAATGATGTACTCATCATTATATCTCCGGCTATAGTAACCCTCTAAGTAGTTCAATACTTTGTCATCATCACGTAGACGACGAATGAATGGGTTCCCAGGTGTGTTGTCAACGAGGATGTGTGTTACAAACTTCCCATTTTCAAGGGCTGTTGGCACATCAAGTTCAGCAACTTCACCACCTTCTTTAAACAACTTCTCCACATCAGCACGAGTCTTGTCAACTATTTGACCTAACTTGTGGTCATAAAGTTTAATAGTGCCATTACCAAGTTCTTTAGTTACTTGACCAAGCTTCATTGATCTAACTAGCTTAGACTCGTCAGTGCCAGGTACAACCCACATTTGTAAACCACGACCCCTAGCATTTTGTATCCTAGAGGTATTCTCTAGCACATACAAACGATCTTGTACAATACGGAAATCAGTGATCGTACTTAGCATAGCTTCTGACCAACCTTCTGTACGAAGCTTAGCTGCATTAAACTTAGTTTGATTTAAGTTGGCTTGTACAATGTAGTCTGCAACCGTTTGCTTACTAGCTCCATCAAGCTTCTTAAACTTCTTGTTAAAAGAGTCGGCTGCTTTCACCAGAATCTTTGTAAATTGTGACGATCTATCCTCAGCATTTGACACAGCTAAGTGCATGAAGCGGTCTTTAAACATACTAGCAACGCTAGATATGTGTTGTTGCAGAGAGCCAAAGTTAAAGTCAGAGGACATTAAGTTGCCATTATACCTAGCAAACATACGGTCAACGAAGTTGTTACGAACGTCAATCTTAGCTACTTCATCTGCATCTGACAACATAGCTTTAGAGCTGTGCTTGAGGGCAATCATGTACTCAGCAGGCTGCCCATTACCACCACGCCTAACAAACTCTAAATCAACTAAGCCTTCTAAATCTTCTTGTTCAATAACATCCTTACCAACAGCTTGTCGTTGCTTGTTAACCTCTTTAAGTTTGTCGATTACAACCTTGTTAACACCTTGAGGCGAGCCGACCTCAGCTTTAGGTAATTTCTTACCACCAACTTTAGGTTCTAATGCTAGGTTAATCAAACTTTCAACATCTGTGTCTACAGTTTTCCAAGTTGTGCCTGTACGTTTAAGTACAACCATACTGTCTTTGGGCACACCGTGGTGTCTAAAAGCCCACTCAGCGTAATCTAAGAGTTTTGACACGTTAGTCTGTGCTACCTCACCACCTAAGCTATAAGCGGCTGTCACGGTGTTTATATCGCCATCTGAGGCTATCCTTACACCAGAGCTAAGTTCAACTGAGCCACCCTCAACATTGTCAATGGTTGTCATCTCATTGCGAACTGTAAACCCTGTGCTTGGGTTTGTGAAAGAATCAGCAAGTTTGTTCCTAATGCTAATCATCTCAGACTCATCTAAGCGGTCAACACCAGCTTTAAGTAAATCACGTAAAGGGTCTTCACTGTGCAAAGCTACTTTGTTAGCTATTGAACCATCTGCTGCTCGAATCTGAGGGGCAAACCCATCAATAGCTACATCAGCTTTATTAGCTGTACCAAACAAAGCTATAGTGGCTTGTTCATCCCCTTGTAAAGCAACTTGGTACAAACCTCTAGCTTTCTTAGGGTCGTAATCAGCAACAACCTTACCAGCAGAGTTAGCTCCAACTGAGTTTAATGTAGCGTTTTGCTTGGCACGTATTGCACGAATGTTAGCAGCTCGCTCTCTGACTTTAGCAAAGTGTTCAGGTGAGTCACCCTTCAAGAAAACTCTGTGTAGTGTCTTACCAGTTGCGCCAGCTTCAAACTTCAAAGAAGCTTTTAGAGCTTTAATAGGTGTTTTTAATCCCTTAATAACACCACCTGCACCAAGAAAATCTGCAACAACTGCTATGTTATCTACATACTTATCAAGTGTTGTATAATCACCATTGTCAACACCAATAAGCTCTTTCAAACGGTTGTAAGCAGAGAAGTCATCTTTGAGGATGATGTCAGTGTTACTTCTAAAATTACTGATTAACTCACCAGCCACACGTTCAGCTTCTTGTGGATTCCTTTTATACATCTCATCTAAAGCTTTTACAAGCTCCATCTTTACTGAGCCAGTCATTAAATAGGACTTAAGCGTTTTACCACCATCTTGCCCACTAGACTCAAGCAGTGTTGACGTGTGTCTACGAATTTGTTCACTTTCAATGAACGGTAAGAATGAGACAGCAACACCTTTGAAGAAAGCTGAAGATTCTCCAGACATAGTTTCTGCTGCCATACGGTTAGCAGAGCTTTGTACACGCTCACGTGCTAATTGCTCTTCAACAATGTTGTCCCAGTTAGGGTTCCATGTACCAGAGGTTGAATTGCTAGCAACTTGCATTGCAAAGTTTTGGTCAGCAGTTGTCTGGTCAATCTGTTTAAAAGTCTCCCTGAACGCCTCTGGAGCGTTTAGGAAGTTACCAAAACTACCATCAGCTAGCATACTTACACCAGCTAGTTTGGCAATCTCTTGTGAGCGCTGCCTCTGCCTACTTCTAATCTCATTTAAAGTGCCTGAGATTCCTGTGTCAGACAACTCTTGGTTGATAGCTCTAAACTTATTAAGCATATTTTCTGGAGAGTCTACATCACTAAGAGCAGCTTTGGCTGCAATGGCACTATCTGTAGCAACTGTTGTAGCTCGTTCACGACGAATGGTGTCATAATCGTTAGATGATAAAAGGTCTAAGGCAAGTGATGTATCTTGCTCTAAACTAGACTCAGCATCCAAGATTGACAGGTCAAGAGACTCTTGTGTTGTAGCTTCTTCTTCCATACATTACCTATTATTAAAGCTTCTGTTCACTTTCATTAAGCTTGACTTTTGGGGTGCCATCTGGGTTAGTAGTTGCTTTAGTGTAAGCACTAGCTCCAACATCAATTAAGCCAGTTAAAGTTTTACCCATTGTCAAAGACTTCTGAGCATTATCTAAGTTACCTTGAATCTTATTGTTCAAAGCTGTAACTTGATCTGCGGTCTGTGCGCCAAAGCTAATGTTTGACAAACTAGCTCCAACCTTACCAGAGAGGTTTGAGATAGCGTTAGCCGCCCCAGAGCTACCTGCTGCACCAGAGTTAGCAGCATTCTGTAAGATTTGTGCCCGCCTAATACGCTCTTCTCTAATTGCAGCTCTACGCTGTATAGCATCTTGTGCTGATTGTTGATTACGTTGAATTGCTTGTGCATCTTTAGCATCCCTAGCAGCAGCCTTCTGCTTGTTAGAAGCATCAATGCTAGTGGCAGCACCTACGGCTGTTGAGACAGCAGCTATCCAAAACGCCTCAGTTCCCATATAAAAACTCCTGAATATCCCATGATAAAAGCGGACGACCTTGAAAAGATTCGTGTTGTGTCAAACCACGTTTGAAGAAACGTCTACCAAACGCAGGGTTCGGTGTCAATGCAAATAATGTGACTACACCCATGGCATCTAAGAAATGACAAGTTTCTTTAAAAACCTCTTGCATTAGTTCCAATCTACTTGGTGTTAATTTTTCATATACATCTATGTGTATAAAGAGTAAGCCATCTTCAACAGTCACCACGGTTTTAAACGAGTCGCATTCATAAAGCTCATGTTCCATGTTAAACACCTGCCCGCATATTTAAAGCCATACTCCAACCAATAATATTCATGTGTTTTCCAGGCTCACTCGTAAATTGTAATGACAACACTCTGCCAGAACCCCTTAGTTTGTTGCGTGTCTCCACTGTGTAAAAGCCGTTATCAAAATTGTCAGATACACTCTCTGGTGCCCAGAACCTACTAAATCTATAAGCTTGGAACGGTGTTCCCCACTTACCAGAATTAACATGGTTAGACCACCCCCACTGTGATTGTACAAAACACGAAGATTGGTTTTTAGCAGTAAAATCTACATCATCATCTATGAAGCCATCTTCTGTTTTATAGAAGTGCATCATCAAAAATGGAACCTCTTTGTTACGAATAAAATCTCCACCACCAACCCAACCTGTCAACAGAATAGATTCAGCATCAACTGGGGTTTCACCAGTGCTTGCCCAATCATAGTGATCTGGGTCTTGGTAGTGTGAAAATGTAAACCAAGCATCTCCACTCTCGTTGGACACTATAGTTAAATACTTAGTCTCAGTTACAAGCGCTGTCTTCGTGTAGACAGATGTCTCAACCACCTCTTCACCAACAAGCACTAAGTCAAAGCCAGCAAAGACTGAATCAGTATCTTTAAATGATGTAAAGGCTGGCGTCAATAAGCTAGCAACTGGTAATGGTTGTATAAGCATTAACCGCCACCCACTTCATAAGTAACTCTGTTAATGATATTGTGCGTGAAAGCACCAAAGTCTAGGTTATAAACAAGTTCGGTAGCTATTGACTCAGAAGCAAACTTAGTGTTATACAACCACTTAATCTTACGTTCATACCTATCTAACACGCCATAGCACAACTTTTTAGAGTCTTTATCAATCTTATCGTAAAATGTTTGGATTACACCCCTAGTAATATTTGTCACCTCTAGGTCACCGAACTGGTTTGTAGAGCATTTATAAATACCATCATTAGACCAGAAGAAGAAACCATCCCCAGTGGAGACAATACTGCTTGGTGAGTCACACCCATTCTGTGATAGCTTTGAGGTGGTAAATGAAGTGGCCTTAAACTGCCCCTTATCCTCACCACTTATTAACCAAATACCATTACGGGCAATAACGACAAGTCCAGAGGCCATTGGAACCATGCCAAATATGTCATAAGCCCCATCAACTTTAATAAACCCGCCATCAGTTGCTAGTAAGTCGCCATAGTTTTTAGAAGTTGGGTCACCAATCTGGTAACAAGCCTTTAAGTCTTCTTGTGTTTGTACAAGCTGTGAAAATAATACATAAGAACCCATGCGTGGTGAATGGGAATCTCCATCAATAACCTCGCTGGAGAATCCAGCATAGAACATGCGACCTGCAAATTGAGCTAAACAAGTTGCTCCATTTGGCGTAGAGTCTTGTGGCAACTTTTTAGGTTTATACTTTGCAACAAGGACACCACTTTCATAGATAGTGTTAATACCCTCCATGCGGGATTTTCCCCTATCTAACGCATCAATTATAAAATAACCTACTGGGGCTGGTATTGTACCGGCAGCATTTGCCTGTAATTCCTGTACATGAAATCTGTTAGTTAAAGGGTCTACTTCACTAGCGCTGTCTGGATAAAGAGCATCAAGCACTGAGTCTGCATTAGAGGGGAACTTCGTAACTGGAAATTCACGCCAAGTTTTTAGTGGGTCTTCAATAATACCATAAATCCCACTATACTGAAACTTACTCCCAGACATTCTTGGTTTAGCAAAAGTTTGGTTACGAAGGTTATAAGCGTGTGCATCAGTAAGCGTTAGTGGTCTAGTTTGTATATTTAAACCTTCATATAAATTCTTGCCTTGATAAATATCTTCTACACTAAAAGTATCTCTTACAAGCAACCTAAAACTCTTGTTTGTAAAACTACCAGAGTTTTTGTCAAACTCTATTGATAGTAAATCTTTACCACCAAAAGCAACAACCAATATACCGTCTACGCTAGACATAGACACTTGTCTTGGATTGATACCAAGGTCGCAGGTATAAATGTAACCACTAGCAGACAGGTTTTCGTCGTTGGTTGGGAAGATAAATAACATACGACCTATTGTAACTACAACAAATGTTAAGTCAGGTACACCACTTACACCCTCCCATCTAAAAGTTTTATATACAGTGTCGCTTGTAACTTCCACCCCAGAGTTAATGAATTGATAGCCATATTCAAAGTCAAAACCCAATCGCCTACTCCTAGTACCGTCTTGGTTTATAAGCATGTTCTGCTCATACAAAGAGGCATTATCAGGGAATGACATGGGGTTAGAGTCTGTTACAAGCCCGCCTACAAAATTAGTTATCTCCGCTGTGTTCATTCTTATCCACCTTATTAGCAGACTTCTTAATAGAAGAGATAATGTCAATCTGCTTCATGGCTTCTTTTTGAGTTGTAAATAAACCACGAAGCTCAATAGCTGTTGGGCCAGTCTCATTAATTTTCTTAATCTCATAAAGAGTGTAGTTCTTTACAATTTGAATGTTATAACCTTTGTATTCCATTATTGATAGTCTCTATTAAATGTAGGGTCAACATTAGTTCGACCACGATTACGCCCGTAGTTTGGGTATTGCACACCACCACCAGCTCGCCTAACTTTACGAGATAACCAAGCCTGCTGTCTCTTAGACTCCATAACACTAAGCTGGTCAGCTCGTTGTGCTACACGAATAAAGCTTGTAGCCTTAGCTGCCTCAAGTAAAGCTGAGAAAGCTGTAATAGGTATGTCTGGAGATGAATCATCACTATGAACCCACACTGGCATTACATACGCAAGTGTTTGTACTTTATCTTCTTTTAATGTGTCATCAACAACAGAGTCATAAGAGTCAAACACCATATTAACATCGTCAAATGATGTAAAGTAAGTTGGTGCTATATCATTACGAATGAATAACTCAGAACCAGACATGTCTGTAACTGCAATGATGTTTGGTTGGGACGTATTACGACCATAGGTGTAACGTAAGAAATCCTCTGGCTGCAAGAACTTTACATCTTGGTAGTCTTTTCTTGTTGAGCTAAGCTTAGAGCAATCATATTTAACGCTTATTAACTCCTTAACCTCGTCCTGAAGACTCATATGAGTTGGTCTGCTTAAGTCTCCAGGAGCATTAAGCTTAACCATCTTACGTTGGTGAGGCCAGTTACGGTTAGTCATCATTGCTAAGTAAGTGGTCTTTACAATCTCAGCAACTTGAGAGGACTCGAAAGTGTCATTAATCGAGTTAACCTCATCACCACCCATATCTGATAATATATCTTGTACAATATCTAGTAGTGTCATCCTCATAATCAGTCACCAGTAAATGACAAGATTCTTAAGGAGGCTGATGGTACATCAGTGGGCCAACCACTTACCACTGGCATAGTCCCTGCTATTAAACCAACACCACTACTATTACTTTTAACTAAGTTTACAGTGTAGACATCATTTGCTGCTACGTTTATTGTGGTAGTTATCGTAACTGGCCTAGAGCTACTGGTAGTCTCAGTACCGCTAATACGCAACCTCTTAAGTTGTCCAACTATTTGGGCACCATTTAATTTCTCAATTATGTACAGGAAAGCCGCGGTGCTTCCGCCATACCTACCGCAATTTAAAATCACCTCGATTATATAAGTACCTGGACTTAAGAAGGTTATATCTCCAGTCGCACTTAAGTCAACTAAATCTGTTGTAGAAGCAGCACCAAAAGTTACTGTATAATCTGTGTCCGCTGCTGTAGGTGTTTGGTTAACTAATGAAACAGCCTCAATAGCAACGCCTGTACCTACTGTCAAAGAAGGAGCGCCGTCTAAATCTGCATAAGTAATTTTACGAAAGGTTGTACTACCAGACCCAGTTGCAAATAAAGCAGCTTGTGGGTCTGTGGCACCAGCAGCTCCTTTTACTTCATGTAGTTCACTATCTACAATATCTTTATGTTGCATACAAACCTCTAAAAAAAAGGTCGATTACCCACGATAGATAACCGACCTAAAGTACGGCATTGCACCGCTTGTTTTAGTTATTGTTTGTAATATACAATAACTTTACCAACACCTGTGCCTGTTACAGCAATGACACCAGTGTTAGCGTTAGGGATGTTGACTTCTGAACCCTCGGCAGCGGCTACTACATCTACACCACCAATGGTGAGTGCAGTGACAGTACCGCTTGACAGAAACTTGTCAACCCTAGACACATAAGCTCCGCCATCAGTGACAGGGAACTTACTGCCAAGTGAGTCGGTCAATGGCAGGTCAATTTCAATGGACTTGACATAACTATCGCCAGGATGGTCACCAATGTAACCACCAGCTTTGCGAGCGCCGTATTGGTTTTTTACACCCAAGCCAGTATTAGCTTCATAACCCATAAATAACTCCTATTAATAAGCTGTAGAAGAGGTGATGAGAGCAGCCAAGGTATCAACACGTTGAATACCAAAGCCGTAACGACAACGAACTACATGCTCGTCACGAGCCAAGTCTTTGTTACGCTCACCTTCTGATTTAGGCATACGCCGCCATGCACCCATAATAGGCTTGCAGTTGTCATCAGATACACACATGAACAAGTTGGCTACATCACCAATCTGGCCGGTTGAAACAGTGTTACCAGTTACGGCAGATACACCAGCGAGTGTGGCAGTTAATTTAGGCAGTCGGTTACTTACAACAATGTCCCAACCATACAACTTATGGATGAAACGCATACCACGAGCCATACCATTAGTTACAATGTCAACTGCGTAAGGTGTTACGTCAGAAGTAACTGTTACCAAACCATTAAAAGTTGCTTCTACAACTGGGTCACAGAAGAACACACGACCTTCAGCAGGTGCAGTAGCTTTATCGAAAGCAAGGCGCATACCAATCATGTGTGCCAAAGTGAATTTAAATGGTGTTGGTACAACAACCAAGTGGTTAAAGCCATTAACAGAGTTAGCACCAGGGTTAGCTACATAGTAGTCCAGAGCAGTCTGGAAGAAGCTAGTTTCAAAAGTCTCTTGGATTGCACGAGTGCTTTCAGCAGCACGAGCAGCCAACAGTGCATCAACTTGGTTACCATCTTCACGCAAGTCATCAGTAACATACCAAGCGTCACCTTTATATTCAGTGATGCGGAAAGTTACTTGACCTGTTTCAATAGGTGAGTAGACCAAAGGTACGTTTTCTTGGGCTTCTTGGATAGCCACAGTACCAACGGTTTTAATGTTCAACTGATCGCCATTAGCGAAGTCAGAGACATTACGATAGAACTGTTCACCGAGCAAACCATCATGCAGGTTTGTCAGGATGAAGTCAGAGATAACTTCAGACTCGATGAAAGCACGAGTATTAGTTGTTAGTTGCATAACATATTCCTATTATTGGATGTTGTATCTTTCATGTACAACCTTGCTGATGTCCTTAAAGTGTTGTGTAACATCTTTAGAGGATGCACCAACCAACACTGACTTAGCTGGCTTTTGAATCTCAGTAGGTTTAGGTTCTGTGAAAGTTGTTGTCACAGAGGATTTAGATACATTGATATTGTTTGTGGCTTGACCTCCAAACAAGGTCAAGACTAATTGTGGTGATTTAGATGAGAGTTCCTTGAGTAGTTCAGGTGTAGTTCCTAACTCTGCTGCTTTTGCTTTCACTACATCAGCCGTTTTATCTCCAAACCGACTAATCAAACTCTCTTGTACAAGGTTCACATTGGCATTAGAAGTCTTTTGTGTCTCAATGTCTTTCAATGATTGCTGTACAATTTCAATCACATTAGCCTTATCCAAGCTTTCAGAAGTAGGTTGTTGCCCACCTTGAACCACCTGTTGATGACTCGTGATTTTGTTTACAATATCATCAATCTTAGATGAACGCTCTAACTCACTACGAAGGTTAGCAATCTCACTAGCTTGTTCTTCCAAGCGTGTGTTTAGATTGGGGATGTGTTCTTGTGAGTGCCTAAGGGCTTTAAGAGCTTCACTAATATTATGATATTTACGTTCACCTTGGTCGTTTTTAATTTCGTCTAGTAGGTGACTAAACTCATCAACCGAAGTGTTTGCAGTTGTAGTAGTTGCTGGTACAGCTACTTGTTCGCTGCTAAAGATATTATCAGTCATAGTTTACCTATTGGTATAAGTTACTGTTTACTTACTGAATACTTCGTATTATACTAAGTATTATATTATTTTTCCTTATCATTGTCAGTTATAAGATTTATAACTTCCTGTAAGGCCCTTTCGTAACCACGAACATCGGCTTGAAGATAAGCCCAGTTAGGGTTGTCATAACCAATCTTAGAACGACTTATTGTGCAAGCTTCGTCCAATTTGTCTTGCAGCATCTTGGCAAGGCGTTTACGCATAATGTTAGAGCCAACATAGTTGGCCCGTACATCGGAAGCTTGTTGTGTCTCTAAGCTTTGAACCCAAGATTTCTTCATGCAACACCTTGCTCAGTTTGTGGTTGACCTTGAGGTAGTAGTGAACTACCAAGTACAGGCGCACGTTGTTCAATCTCAGCTTCTTCTTGTAGACGCTCTTGTACACGTGCAAGCTCAGCTTGTTCATACAACTGGGCATAAGGTTTAAACACGTTGTAGGACTTCATGTTAGACAGAGACTCAACCATCTTAGCCGCAGACTCACCTTGTATGTGTGGCATGATAATCTGGTTCAGAGGACTGTTTAACAAACCTAGTAGTGTTTGCACATCCTTAGCTTGTTGTGCGTAGTGCCTAGCCCCTACTGGTCGCAAAAGTCCAGAGGCAGTTAGGTCATCCTTAGTAATCTCCTCAAACAACTCTACACCTAACGAGTGGTCAATAACCTTAACAACATCAACTCTGTCCATGTTTCGTATAGAAGTCTCTAACATGGCATTAAGTTGCATCTCCATAAACTCAATTTCAAAGTGTATAGCTTTGTCAGTGAACATACGACTAGACGCATTATCTAGTGTAGAGACTTCTAGTGCGGTTTTCTCACCAGGGGAGCGTATACCCATAGCCTCTCTAGGGGCACCGGCATACAACTCCATCTTGGCCTCAATCATGCCAATCTCATTGTTGGCTGTGATTAACCCAGACAAGTCCCTAGAGAGTGGCCTAACATCACCATTCTCATCCACACTAATCTCAACACCAGGCCCCCACTCAAACTCTTCAACCTCACCAACTACAACCAGTGGTGGGTGAACTACTAAGTCCATAGCATCAGCTTTCAAGTTCTCTAGGTGGTCAATCCTGTATTGCATACCAACCAAATTGTCAAGAGGCCCCATTGCCCACAGGTTATCTTGACGATAGCGCCAACCAACATGGAAGATTGGTGCTGTATTAAACCAAGATGGTATTGGCTCTTTACGAACAACAGTGTTTCTATCAGCAATTGTAATTACATAATTGTTTAACAACTCACCTGTTTGTGGGTTGTAGAAATCTCCAAAGAACTCTAAAACCTCTACAACCTCACCTGTGAAGTAATCAAACATGTTACCAAAACCATCAGCCTGGTAACCTATAGCTTTACTAAAATCTTCAGACTTCATACCGTATACACAAGCGCTATTCTTCATTCGCTTGTCTAAGAATTTTTTCCAACTAAACTGGTCAGAAACAACTTCACTAAGCTTCTTAATCTCGCCAATAGTTTTTAGTGAGCGTATAATCTTTGGCGTACTTGCGAAGTCTTCAGCCATTGGATTAAACACAATGTCAAGAGGACTAATACGCACAGCTCGTGGCCCAATATAGATTGGAGTTTGCCTACCATCTGCTTCGGTCTTATACTCCGCTACAAACTCAACAGTACCAAAAGCATTGCCGAAATCAATATAGTCATAGACACTGCGAGAGATAGCTGTACGATAGTGGTTTGATCGGCACTTATTTGCCATGTATTTTTCGATGACTTCAGCTTTTTCTCTTGCACTACTTTCATCAGTGTAACCCTCCCAACTTAACCAGTTATCATCTGGGAACAAAGTGTTCATATAATTAGAGTGCAAGTTATCTCTAATTTGACATAACTTAGGTGTGGTTGTGGTGTTCTTCCAAGGTAGTGAGTTGTTAGAGGTTGTGGTTGTGTCAGTAGCAAAGATATAGTTGCGAATCTCTTCCCACTCTCGTAGCTTAGGCTGCCTTTGTTGATTATACTTATCCCACAAGAATGACACCCACTTAGCATCATCCTCCTGTAAAAAACTATCTGGTATATCTACAACTTTCGTTGCCATACATTCTCCTAGCGAACACCACCAAACCTATTTCTAGTTGTAGTGCCTGGTTTAATTGATAATAAGTCTTTGACAGCCCCACCAACACCCTTACTTGGTGGTGTTGCTATTGCTATAGCTGAGGCTAGTGCATCTTTAAGGTCATCATGTTGTGGCCTAGCAAGTACAAGCTCTTCTTCAAGTGCTGAAGTCCACCCACCTTCACAATGATAAATCTCCATATTGTCATAACGGTGTTCAAGGGTTGCAGCAATACGCTCTTCTTTAGAACCTTCTTTGCGTGAGGGTCTATAATCTTCAATCTTAATTGTCATCCCGTCTTTGTTAATAAAATCCCTAATACCATTGACGATAATTTGTTGAGCAACTGTAACCTCAGCCCTTAACTTACTGAACCGCCATTTAGCATGTAACTGCTTAATGTGCTGGAAATACTCAGAAGTTCTGTCTGACTTAAACCTGTCAATGTCGAGTACATAAATATTGCTATCGCAATCAATACCAACAACAACTATAGCTGTGTAGTCAGAACCCTTCTTAAGTGAAAAGGCAAAGTCAATAGAAGCGTATATGTTTAGCTTTCTACCTTTGTACCACCACCTACCACTCTCTTTGTTTAACAAACGCGGGTTAAAATATTGAAACTTATCCCGACTAATCCTGTCACTCTGCGGGTCATTTGGGTTGTTATAATACTGAGCGTAGAATTGCACCTTATCTGCATACTCAGCTCTAATCCTAGCTAGTATCTGTTGGTTATAGCCAAATGCCTTACCGTCTTCTCTGACAGTTCTTGGCCAAATGTATATACCATCAGTTTCGACTTCCCTCTCAAAAATCTCCCAAACTTGTTGCTCATCCACTTTAAACCCATCGTCATCATACACTTCATAGACCTGCTCCTTCCAAGTGCTATAAACATCTCGTGGGTGATAGCGAGTACCACAAGCTAATGTAAACCCACCTGCATTGCGGATTGATGTGAACTGTGAGGATTTACGAGAGACACTCTCACGACCATCCTCTGTGTAAGCATTCTCAGGCACTACTAAGTCATCTGAGACAATAACATCAGCGTGCCAACCAGTTGTGTTTGTAGTTAAACCTGCTGTGTTTATTGTGCAGTCACGAATCCCCTCTGACTTACGACGAACGTGATCAATACTAAGTGAAGTAGCTGACCACTTCTCTCTCTTACCTTCCTGTGGGTGTACATACTCAGGGAAGTATCTGCGGTATGTCGAACTGCCTAGCATGTTTTTTATTGCATACAGTTGTGTTTCAGCTAAACTAGCTGTAGCAGATACATACAATATTGTAACCTCTGGGTGACGTGTAATAATCCATGCACACCAAGTAGCAACTATGTGACTCTTCAAATGACCACGAGGAAGCATTAACAACTTGTTAGCTGTTAAGGACTTCTCGTAACCAAAGAGTGTGTAGTCTTGCAACCAGTTAAACACTTCCATGTGTACACGTCCGTAAACGTAACTTGGGTTAACGAGTCGAGCAAAGAAGGCTAGGTCTGACAAAGCTCGTTCACGTAACTCGGAAGCCTGTGCTGGCATCTTTTTTAACTTGTTAGAGGCTTCATATAACCAATCTTCTTCTTGAGACATACTTAGATACCAGCAGCCTTAGTTCGTCGTTTCAAACCAGTGATAAACTCACGCAGTTTCAAGTCTCGTTTACCAAGTATGCTAGTATCACCCTCACCTTGGTTTGGTTTTGCATACTGCTCAGTTTCAGAGACATCTGCTTGTGTAGGTTTATCAGGTTTACTTGCTGACGTATTTTTACCTTTTTGTTTTGGTTTACCAGTCTTAATGTCAGTGTTAGTAATATCAAAACTTTGTTTCTTATTCTTTTTATCGTCTTTACCAGCCATTGTTAGGCTCCTCTATTAAGTTCTAATTAAGTTTGAGTTACAGTTTATAAGTTTTTAAATCTAATCCATTAGACTTGAGTGTCCACTTCAAAGAGTCTAGGTAGTTTCTATCAGTCAGTGTATGTTCCCAACTTGACTTACCAAACATTCTTACAGCAGTGGCTACAAGGTTAGCACGAACTGAAAAACCACTAGACTGTATGAAATCTTGTAGAGAGTCGTCAGCTGTTTGTCTATCCATTACATGACTAGTGTAGGCCCAGTCATGCAATAAAAAGCCATCAATAATATCTGGGTCAAACGGTGTAAATGTTGCTTGCCAAAAAAGTTTTGGTATTGAACCCCCGTTAAACCAGAAACCTTTTGGCACAACGTAGTCAACACCATCGTTAGCTGTTACATGCCAATCTTGTAGTAGTGCATACCCCTTATCCTTTGGATAGTATCTGCAACGCTCTGGTACTAAATTAGGACGACTTGTTACTAGCATCCCTATCACTCTCTAGCTTTTCCAAAAACTCTTTTGCAGCAATTAGTTTTGCTGCTGTCTTGGTATTCGTAGATACTGTTGCTGATACAAAGACAAGTTTCTTTAGCCAATCAATTATCTTTTTCACATCAAACCTCATTAGTAGAAATCACACCTGTTGGTGATAGAAAGATACGGCGAACATTCTTAGGCTTGCCGATTGCGTACAGGTTACGAGAGGCAAGCAACCTACCTTTCTTAATACGTGTTACACAAACCTTATCCCCTTGGTTGCCACCTAAGACATGGTAACACTCTAAGTCTTCACCAACATACAAACCTACATGCCCACCTGAACCACGCTCAAACACTAATACACAACCAAGTTCAGGCTCGCAAGGACTCCCCCACTTCGCCCAATCACGCGCCCAAAGCGGCGATTTAGGGAGTGATTTGCCAGCTCGTTTGGCGATCACCGCCATAAACAAACCGCACCAAGGAATCTCATCTTGTGTGTACTGTTTCAGGCCCACCTCTTTTGCCCACGAAAGTATCTCAGGGTTGTTGCCTGAACCGGCTTTCTCTGTCACACCGTATAGTTTCAATGCTTCTAGCAACATCCGTGGAGCAGATTCTTTTTTTAACCAGTTGTATGTCACAACACACCCGTTTTATTTTTGATAACTTTTTCCAGCACTTTTTCAAAAAAGAAAAGTGATCGTGTACCCATGTGTCCAGAAACAGCAACAAGAGCTGCGGTTAATATCTGCGGAAATGCTGATAGTTCACAGAGGTAAAAAGTAACAATTCCCACGAATGCAGATATAACTACCTCACCAATTAACTCAACGATGTTATGTGCCTTCGCCTCGCCGCGCTTTAATCGCTGAATAAAATTAACAACCCCTCCCCATACCGCGAGAAAAAGCACCCACGCATAAGTAACCACAGAATACCCAAGCGGGTCCTTATCGATCATTTTCACTTCTCCTCCGTTTGCGCGATTAACTTGCAGACGACGCTGGAACAACCTGCAAATAAAGCGGGTACGCAGGCTCCTCAGCATTCACCGCTGAAACTGTATCCCAGATCAAACCAGTCGGGTAGTTTTCTCCAGCGCCAATAAGCTTTATTAACTGCCTACCCGCGCCGCAGGGCGCATCGACTAATTCAAAATCCACACCGTTATGAATTGACAAACCAGAATAGTGTACACCGTTGAAAAGAAAAGGTACTGTGATATTGATTGCGTTCATGTTGTTTTTACCTCTGTTAAAAATTAAGTTGTCTACACTGTAGTTCCGATCAGCTTAAACTCATCTAAATTAGTCCTTTTTATTTTCACAAAATCACCCTGCGCTAAAATCAAACTTCCACCCTTTGGTGGGATGATCGTCACACCACTGCCAGCAACAATAGTCAAACCGCCTGCGCCACGCGCTTCAATTTGATACTCAGCATTGGCCGGTATTGCGGCCGTCGCGTTCGGCTGCACGGTTAAAGTTACGGCAGAAGCGTTGGAAAAATAATTGTAGGTTCCGTTGATTAAATCCGCGAGGTTGTATGTCGTTGAATTTTGTTCAAATACACGCGAGTTTGCAGCACCGTCAAGGAGCGGTCCCAAAATAAAACCAGCGGCTTCTGACATAAACGAAGGTTGAGCCCCATAAGCGGCTTTATTAAACTTTACCCCGCCTATGGTAATGTCAAAACCACTAAATAATGTTGAAACGTATTTAACCCCTTGTGTTAACGTGTTGATAACAGGAGTTACCACGCAATCAGCCGTACCGCCCACGAACGTCCACAAAGCCGCCGCGCTTTCTTCAGCGGTCATGGTGTAAGTAGAACCTGACCCCGTGTTGATAATTGCAATGCTGCGAGCTGCTAGTGTCTGTCCTTGCAGTTTCCAGACCACATCCTGCATCGAGTCGCCAGCAACAACCATAGTGTTCGTAGGTGTCCCAACTTGGGCTTCTGTCAACAACTCTTGTAAAGAAGTCTCTAAACTGCTTTGTACAACAGACCCCTCATACGGTTGGGAGAACACATACGATGTGTAAACCTCACCAGTTGATAAATCTTTAAACAAAGGTGTGGTACCTGGCTTAATAACCAAGGGTGTCCCTGTAACACCAACAAACTCTAAGTCATAAGGTCCATCATTGTGTACATAAAACCTTACAGGCATTTCTGGTGCATTAGGGATGGTTACTAATGTACTACCAGACGAGTGAGGGTTTAAGAAGGATATTGACGTGTGAAGAGCTTCCGCCACAGTTAGGTTATATGTCAACTCCCCTAACAAGTCAATGACGAGTTGGTCAGTTGATAGAACCTCTAGCAGATTAAGTCTATCACCAAGACCTTCATCTACGCCGGTGAACTCTCTCAAATATTGCACATTTACTGCTGATTGTGAATTATTTGGGTCAGTTGTCAAATTAAAGATGGAGTTACCATCCATGTCAATGTCTTGATTCATGGTGTTACCACCACCTGCTGTATGCAAAACATCGTTATTAATATTATCTTCTAGTATGGTAAAGTTATCATTAACCTTATGTACATTATACCCAGATTGTATGTCATTCAATGTTATAGCAGTCAACTCACTTCACCTCTCTAAAATTACTTAAACGAACAACATCAGAAGTAAACTCTTCCTCAGCAATGAAGCCAGCCTTGCTAACTCTTTCTTTCTCAAGCTTAGAAGGTCGTCCAGCTCCACGCTTGTTCCAACCCCTATCAGCCAACCACTTAGCTGCTGAGTAGTTGCCAGTCTCAGACTCAACTAGCAACATCATTTCTTGGTGCGCCCTAGCTGCAAGCTTCAAATCAAGCTCTTCTCTCCACTCGTCAATGTGAACCTTTAACACTTTATTGTTACACATACGAGTCCATTGCTTCCAACCCAACAAGTATTCATTGACAAAGTTATACTCCGTTGGG